TATTTGTGATGATGGTTTATTTTTAAAATCAGAAATTAAATCATTATATGAAGCATGGTGTAAAGAAAATAGTTTAAAACCATTAAAGGTTAGTGTATTATATACTAAATTTGATGAAGTATATAATAAATCATTCAAATGCACTACTAAAGAATTTAAAAATAAATGGGTCTATAAAGGTCTTAAATTAAAAGATTATACAGAAATTAGTGATTTAGATATGTAAAATTATATATAAAAATATGATACCATTATTAAATAATAATGGCATCATATCAACCACCAAGTGAGTTTTTACCGATTTTTGATAATACGGTATTTACAGATACAAACCCTACATCAACAACAGGTGGAGGTTTAACTTTAGCACAAGCTAATTTATTATATTTAAGAAAAAACTACCCTGATATATGCACAGCATTAGAAACATTTAATGGTGGTATATCTACAACTTTTTTAAATGCTTCTGGTAATATTAGTGCTTCAGGTACTATTACAGGAACATCATTAATAGGGAATCCTATAACATCATCTATTCAAACATCAAATCCAATAAATGTTTTAAATATAGCTACAACACAAACAAGTGGTGTATTAAATTTATGTACAAGTATAGCACGATCAGGAAATATTAATATTGGAACATTTGCAACAAGTGGGCAGTTATCATTAGGTTCATCAAGTAATACACAAACTAATTTATATGGTGGAGTAATTTATCTTGCAAATGCTACAGAAATAAATGGAAATTTAACAATGGTAAGCGGTTCTATTATCGGATATTTAACATCCGCATTAGCGGCAACAACGTACGCTACAATAGCTTCATTAAGTTCATATTTAACAATAGCATCAGCATCAGCAACATATTTAACACAAATATCAGCTTCAACAACTTACGCTACTATAGCTTCATTAAGTTCATATTTAACAACTGCTACAGCAGCGGCGACATATTTAACATTAATTTCAGCATCAGCAACATACGCAACAATAGCTTCATTAAGTTCATATTTAACAACTGCAGCGGCTGCATCAACATACGCAACGATAGCTTCATTAAGTTCATATTTAACAACGGCTACAGCAGCAACAACATATTTAACAATAACTAACGCAGCTTCAACATATGCAACAATAGCCTCATTAAGTTCATATTTAACATCTGCAACAGCTGCCTCAACTTATGCTACAATAGCTTCATTAAGTTCATATTTAACAACTGCTACAGCTGCTTCAACATATGCACCAATAAACGCCCCAACATTTACAACATCAATAGGTTTAACTAGTGGTAATATTAATGCATCTTCAGGGAGTATTACAGCATCGGGAACAGTAACAGGTTCAACAATCGCCTTATCAGGAGCTAGTGGATCTATAACAGGAACTTATGGTGGTGTAACTCAAACTTTAAATAATTATACTATTAAAGGAACATATAATTTAAATTTAGATCAAACTAACGCATCTGGGACAGTTAGAATAGGATCAACAAATGGAAATGTAACAATTGGTAAAATTGGTACATATACACAATTGGTAGGAAATTTAAATTTTCAAAATACTGGTATAATAACTGGATTAGGTGATTTAACAACATCAGGAACCATTACATCATCAATAATTAAAGTTCCTACAATAACAGCAGTCACACCAACCAATAGTATAACTATTGGTGATGATATAACATCAGGTGTTATTTCATTAGGTGCAGGTAATGCATTAACATCTTTTATTAATATTGGTACAGGATCTGGTGGTGCTAGTGTGTATATTGGTAGTGCTACTAATAGTGTTATTATTAATAATACTATGAGTGTTCTAGGTCTTCTTATAAGTAATGCATTAAGTACAGGTACAATAACTTGTACAGAAATTAATACAGCTACAGCAACAGCCATTTTTAATTTAGCAGGAAACCAAACAAGTGGTGATATAAATATTGGAGGTTCTAGTTCATTTACTGGAAATATTAATTTGGGTGTTAATGCTTCAGGTGGTTCTGTATATATTGGTAGTTCTACAAATAGTGTTATTGTTAATAATGCTATGACTGTTCTAGGTCTTCTTGTAAGTAATGCATTAAGTACCGGAACTGTAACTTGTTCAGGTATTAATACATCTACAGCCACATCTGTTTTTAATTTAGCAGGAAATCAAACAAGTGGTGATGTAAATATTGCAGGTTCTAGTTCATTTACTGGAAATATTAATATAGGTATTAGTGCAACAGGTGGTTCTGTATATATAGGAAATGCTGTATCACCATTAAGAGTTATAGGTAATATTTATAATAATTCTTTATTAACAAGTAGTATATCTGATAATGTAGATTTATACACTAATAATACTACAGGCACTATAAATTTTGGAACAAGTTCTACACGAACAGGAGCTATTAATATTGGTACTGGTTCTACAACTACAGCTTTAGGTATAAATTTAGGAAATAGTTTTAATCCTGTAACGGTAGGTGGTAATTTAACAGTTACTGGTACGTTGTTTGCTGGTAGTTTAGCGTATACAGCTGTTTCAATTGATACTATTAACGCTAGATTTAATTCATCAACAGTAAATTTATATGGAAATTTAGAAACTGGTCCTTTAAATTTAGCATGTAGTGCAAACAGATCAAGCGGTATTAATATCGGTACTGGTTCTACTGTTTCATCTAGTGATATTGTATTAGGTAGTAGTAATACTAATACTACAGTTAATGGAAATTTAACATCAACAATAAAAGTAGTTACACCAACAATTGAAGCAGCAGCCGCAGGAACTACTGTATCATTATATAATACATCAACAGGAACTATAAATTTTGGAAATACAGGTTCAACAACTACAATGGCAGGAGCTTTAACAGTAACACAAAATTTAACAGCAAATGGAGGTTTAACATTAGGTTCAAATCAAGGTATTACATGTGGAGCAGTTCCGCCAACATTAACAAACACAAAATTAGGATATTTTTATAATTTTGCATTAAGAACAAATACAGGTCTTACATCATCGTCGGCAGGATATAGATATAATCCATCATCAAATGTAGTAGGAGCGGGAAACTTTCTTAAGGCAGGTGTTTATTATGCTACTATAAATGTAATATATAGGTTTACATCAAGTCCAACAGCATTTAATTTAAATTATTATTTTGGTATATCATCATCAACAACAGCAGGAGCAGTAAATACAACAACAAATACCGATATATTACCAGTATCACGAACAAATACTGGGTCATTAATAACTGGAGGAAATAATAACGATTTTTGTGCTTCTCATAGTTTATGTTTTACTTTAACAACCGATTCATTTGTAAATACATTTTTTAATGTTGATGTTATTTCTATTACAGGTGGTACATTAACTATTAATCAAATTGGAACAGTTTACAGAATAGCATAATATATAATTATTTAAAGTTAAAATTATATATATTATATAATGGCATCATATTTACCCCCGACAGAATCATTACCAATTTTTGATAATATGGTATTTGACACTAATAATACAACAGCGTTAACATACGCAACAGCGAAGAATCTTTTTGTTACATTTCCATCAGCACAAGGATCTTCAACAATTACGGATTTTATAGCCGGAACAATTAACTATTTAAGTCCATCAAGTGGATCATTTTTTAATATTGGAACAAATCAAGTATCAGGAGGAACTATTCGTATAGGTCCTACTGGTGTATCAGGTGTATCAGTTCATGCCGGTAATATTGATTGTACTAATAATACAATTAATAATGCAACCGATGCAGCATTAAACAATCTTACAATTGGAAATTTACAAACAGACGGTATTCTAAATATTGGAACAGGAGTAAGAACAACAACAGGAGCGATTAACATCGGAACAGGATCAGGTGCAAATGTAAATCATATTAATATTGGTGGTGCAGGTTCAAAAGCATCATTTACAAATGGTTTATCACTAGCATCAGGAAAATATATTTCAACAAGTCATACAGGAACAGTTACAGCACCAACAACGACACAAGTTGGGTATATAGTATCTGGTGCAAATTTAACAAATACTATACCAAACTCTGGAAATGTTACAAGTTTGGCAAGTATAGCATTATCACAAGGAACATGGAATGTATATGCATGTAGACAATATGGATTATCTACTGCATGTGTACGAGTAATTTTTAGTTTTGGTACTGAATCAAAATCAAATGTTACACCAGCAGATACAGATTATGAATATGGAATTGTAACCCCTTATTTAACCGCAGAAAATGGATATGTTCATTTATCCACAACTATTTCGGTATTATCTTCAGGAGTATCACTTTATTTAAATATAGTTCCAACAACCAAAAGCACACTTACATCATCAGGAAATACGAATTTCTTTTTTAAAGCTGTAAGAATTGCATAAAATATTTAAAATATATAAACACTAAATTAATATATATAAATAATGCCTCCAAAGAAAAAAGTTTCGGATAATGGACAAATCATTAATTTTTATGAACATGTTCCAAAAAAATATTTAGAAGAAGTTTCTAATCCTAATAAACATTTACATGATTTTGATTTACCATTTAGAATGTGTATTGTTGCACCCAGCGGTTCAGGTAAGACAAATTTCTTATTAAATTTAATTAAAGTATTTAGTCAAGGTAAAGGAACATTTGCCGATATAAGTATAGTAACAAGAAATAAAGATGAGCCTTTATACAATTATTTAAGCGGTGAATTTGAACAGATCCAAGTAAAAGAAGGTATGCATAACACCCCTAAATTGGATGATATGGATAAAAAATATAATCATTTAGTTTGTTGGGATGATTTAGTCCTAAGTAAGTGCTTACAACCTGTAGAAGAATATTATATGAGAGCAAGAAAGAAAAACACTAGTGTAGTATTTTTAAGTCAATCATATTATGATATACCTAAATTTATTAGAAAAAATTCAACTTATTTAGTATTATTAGATCTAGGCGGGTCTAAACGTGAAAAGACAGCTATTCTTAATGAATGGGCTTCAGATTTAGACAAAGATGAGATGAACGCCGTGTTTAATGATGCGGTTAAAGAAAAACTGAGACCACTAATTATTACTGGTGGTAAATGTGAAAGAAATAAAAAATATAGAAAAGGATTTTTAGATTATTATAATTTAGATGAATTTCTCAAGGATATACCACGAACGACATCAACAGGACAACGTAAGAAGAAACAAGTTAAACCTGAATCTGATTCTGACTCTGAATAATAACTCCAAATCTCCAAATTTAACTTACTTTTTGAAACTTACTATATAAAAATTAAAAAAATATACTAAGTTTATCAAAACTCCAAATATTTGGATACTTATTTATATTTAAAAGTATAGTATATATATATAATAATGGAAACTCGTGAAGACTGGAGAAATGGATGTTACTATAATAGTAAAAAATACAATGCGTTTGGCATTGATTACCCATTTAAAAATATTGTATGGGCATGTTATCAAGTATTAAGAACACCATATTATAATATTCATAATCGTGCTTTATATTCATATTTTTATTTAGAAAAGAAGAACATATATATAAATAATGGAACTACCCGACGATGTATTAAAAATTATTAAAGAATACTCAATGCATATAACCCGCCCTGACTGGCGTGAAGGGTGTTATTTTAATAGACATTTAGATGAATATTTAGACATTCATTTTACATTAGAAGAAGTAATTGATATTGTTTATAATGTAACACATTCAACAACTTTAAATTATGAATATATTATGTTGTATAATGAATTTTTAGTATAATTAGATTTAAAGATTAATATTAATATATAATTAATGACAAATATAATTAAGGATGAAATTATTAAATTAAAACCTAATATTTCAGTATCAAGCGTAAACACATATAACAGTATTTTAAAAAATTTACATAAAAATGTTTTTAAAGATATAGATATAGATTTAAAAAATTTTGAAAAAACCGCACCCATTATTAGTTACTTAAAAGACTTAGAGCCTAGAAAACGCAAGACTATTTTAGCCTCATTAGTGGTTATCACTGATAATAAAAGATACCGTGATCAAATGTTAAAAGATATTGAAGAGTATAGAGCGGATGAATCTAAGCAAATTAAAAGTGATAAACAAAATGATTCATGGTTAGATACATCAGAAATTAATGATATATTTAATGATATGTCAACTAATGTAAATATTTTATATAAAAAGAAAGTTAAAAGTATGTCCGATCTACAAGACATTCAGAATTACATCATCATGTGTGTTCTCAGTGGAATATTCATTCCTCCTAGAAGGTCTAAAGATTACGTTGATTTTAAAATCCGTAATATAGATAAGGATATTGATAATTACATTGATAAAAAATATTTTGTTTTTAATTCTTATAAAACTGCGAAGACTTATCAACGGCAAGAAATAGCAATTCCACCCGAATTATTGAAGATTTTAAATAAATGGATTAAAATAAATCCTACTGATTATTTATTATTTGATTCTAATAGTAAAAAATTATCTAATGTAAAGCTTACACAAAGATTGAATAAAATATTTGGTAAAAAAGCATCAGTGAACCAGCTTAGACATTCATATTTAAGTGATAAATACCAAGATACAATTAAATTAAATAATGATATGGCTGATGATATGGCAGCTATGGGATCTAGTAGACATCAAGAAAAAATTTATATAAAGAAGGATTAAGTATATAAATATAATGTTAAAAAAACTATTATATTTATATAATGATGGACATAATCCATTTCCACATTTAAAAGGCGATGGCCTACATCTTATTAATGGTCAATACGAATATGATAATGAACCTAATGATGAAAATGTATACGATCAAGGATTTATTACTGGTAATTACTCACGACTAGATGATGGTAGGTTTTTGATGTTTACAGATGATGGTGATGTTCAAGAGTTTACACGTGAAAAAACTATTACAGCACCAGATTATTATAAACATTCAACACCAGTAGAAGAAGAAGATTTATATGATGATGAATTATTTGGTAATGAAGAAGATGAAGAATTAAAGGATATAAATGATCAAATTGAAAAAATTAATATATTAGCAAAAAAAAATTTAAGTGATGAATTTAAAAATATTGAAAAATTACAAGACAAAATTGAAAAAATACAAGACAAAAACAAATTCATAGTAAAAGAATTAGATATTTTAAATGAAAATGTATCAGAATTTAAAAAAAATCTTGTAAAATTAGGAATGAAAAAAATTAAAGAATCAAAGGATAAAATGGATGAAGCACATGAGGAATTAAGTAAAAGTGATATATATGAACATGTTATGTCTAAAATATCACAAAAATTAGTTGATATGAAAGATTATGAAATAAATAATGAAATAATTAAAAATGAAATATCAAAATATGTAAAAATGATGAAAACAGATTATGAAACTTTAATTTATGGTGTTACATATGCATTAATACAAGTATCAAAAAAATTTGATGATCAAGATATAAAAGATAGTGCTAGAGAAAAAGCAAGTATTGTTTTACTATCAATATCTAAAGATAGTGAAAAAAGTAATACAATACTTAATAATATTTTAAAAGCAAAACAAGAATTTACAGACAAACATAAAATACATGAAAAATTAGTTGATCAACTGGAAAAACATAATATGTATTATGATCAAGTTGAATATTTAAGAAAACAATATGCAGACAGAAAAAAATTATTAGATCAAAGAAAAAAATTAGGAATTAAAAAAGAATTAAAAGAAATTGATCCAGAACAAGCAGCTAAAGATAAATTAGAAATAGAAAAAGAAATAAAAAAGAAAGAAAAAATAACAGAAAATAAACAATTATCAAAAGCAGCACAAAAGAAAGCTAAAAAAGCAGAGAAAGCAGAATTAGCAGAAAAACAAGCACAAGCACCGGTTACAAATGCATTAGCATCATTAGAAACAAAAGGAACATATGGTAAAAAATTGGAAACCTTTTTTACAGAAGGAGGTCAACCAATTTTACAACAATTTACAGGTGATACATCTAAAATTCATGATATTGAAAAACAAACAATTATTCCTGATGAAAATGTAACATTTGATGATAAAACAGAAAACTCATTAAGAAAAGCATGCACATTAGATTTATATAATGATAAATTTGTTTTTGAAATTAAAAATTATTTGAATATTTCTATTTATGGTGATGTTCCAATACCAATGCAACCTTCTAAATTTGCAGGCACTAAATATTTTGTCCCTACATATTTTGAAGATGGTAGTTTATATAAATTAAATTTAAATTATGATAGTCCTATAACTGGAAAACAACATAGACAAAATGTATTACCAGATTCTTCTGATGGTCGTGAAGTAGTTTTTATTATTAGATTGAAAGAAGGTTTATATTATTATAGACCATTTATTGATACAGAAAATAATAAATTAATTCCTAATGGTGAATATGCATCAGGAAAACCATTATATTTTTTTGATTATACTAAATTGAAAAAATGTAAAGATTTTAAAGGTAAAGATGCCTTTAATCTTAGGGGTCATTTAACTCCAATTTAAAGATATATTATATATATTATTAATGCCAAAAAGAGTTAAAGGTATTTTAACCCGTGAAGAACGTGATAGACAAATGCAAGGCACAGGATTTGAAACCCCTTGTTATATGCACCCTAATTGTAATGAACCACCTAAAAAGCCTAAAATTAATAAACCTAAAAAATGATATAAATAATTAAATACTATATAAATATAATATGTTAAAAAATTTATTATATTTATATAATGATGGACACAATCCATTTCCAAAATTAGGTAAGGGTGGTTTAGGTTATCACCTTCCAGGGTATAAATTAAAAGGTAAAGGTATGCATTTAAATGCATCAGGTGAATACGATTATGATGATAATGATAATGATTTACAAGTTTATGATCAAGGATTTATTATAGGTAATTATAAACCAATGGGTGATAATTTTTTTTATGTTGAAGATGATGAAAGAGGTGAAAAATTATTAGTGCGAAATCCAAAAAAAGATGAAAGTAAACAAAATCTTTATAAACATTCTTCAACGGGTTATGAGGTTGAAGATGTTGATGAAATTAAACCTATTGAAACTATTAAAAAAACAATTGATAAAGTTGATAAAACAATTAAACCTATGGTTATTAAAGAAAATAAAAAGACAGTTAAAAAATTAACTAAAGAAGAAAAAGCTGAATTAAAAGCACAAGAAACAGCATTAAAAGCACAACAAAAAAATGAAGAAATTGCAATTAAATATTTAATTGAATCATCTCGTGAAACAAAACCAACTAAAACAATGATTAATGCTTTATATAAATCATTATTAACAGCGCATCCAACAATTACAATAGAACAATATAAATCTGATCCTGAAAAATATAATCAAGATGCATTAGATGTGTATAACGGTGTATGGGTAAAGAAGGAAGAAAAGAAAGCTGAAGAAATTAAAAAGATCGTTGAAAAAGAAGCAGATATTGACACTAAATATAAAAAGATGTCTAATAAAGAAATTACATATGAAGAACACAAACAAATATTATCTGATGTTGAATATACAACTAAAATAACAAAAAAATATATTGAAGATTTTAAAATTGATTATGCAAAAACTCACCCTGAAATACAAAGTGATACAGAATTAAATTTTGAATTAGCTGGTAAAGGTTTAGAAAGTTTTCTTGCAAGTCCAGTGGGGTCTCCTATAGTTAAAACAATATGTAATAATGATGATATTGATGTAATAAGAGATTTAGGAAATAATAGTGTGATTCCTACAAATGTAAATGGTGTAAATCAACAATTATTTTGTGTAATTGATAATTTTAGTTATGATAGTAAAACAAATAAAGGCTATATAAATGAAATTAAGGATCTAAATATAAAATTAATTAAAAAGAAAAATGATCCAACATGGTTAGATTATGAACCAATACAAACTACAAAATTTGAAGGAACTGAAGGAAAATTTGGTAAAATTTATGATATTTTATTTTATTTAGATAAAGGAAAATATTATCCTTATGATATTAAATATAAAAAACAATCAATTACTGATGGTAAAGATATTCAAAGATATAATTTAATTTCTACATCTGATAAAGGTATTGTTAAATGTGATATGATGGAATTAATTAACAATCCAAAATTTAAATCATATAATAATATTAGTATGAATCCTATTAAAGTTGGTAAAAATACATTATATTCATGTAAAATTAACAGTGGACATAATGATATAGTTTATGGTAAGGAAAAACCTTCATTAAGAATACCTAAATCATTATTTTATGAATGGAATAAATAATATATAAACATATAATTATTATAATTAATAATAATGGGAAGACCAATTTTAACGAAAGAAGAAGAAAATGAACTTGCACAATCAAGTAATAGTCGTGTATATGGTATTGTTAATGATGAAGGTGAAATAAGAGCTGAGAAAGCAAGGAAAAAAAATAATATTAAAAGAACTATAAAAGATATTAAAAAAGATTCCACAAAACGTAAAATTAAAGGTATTATTCACGATGTTAAAGCATCAGTAAAACCACCTAAAAAATCAAAGTCTAAAAAGTTATCATCAGTAATTAATATTGTTGATACAATACAAGGAATTAAAAAAAGAAAGAAACCTGATTTTTCTGAAGTTTATGAAACAATGAATGAAATGGATAAACTACTTAAAACACCATTAAAGGGTTTAAAGAAATTGGTAAAGGCTGATAAAGAACATATTAAATATCATCCATCAGAACAGGATAAGAATGAACTTAAAATGGATGAAAAAGTAATGCAACTAGCTAAAGGCTATTCACATAAAGCCGATAACCTTTCACCAGCTGCCAGAAATTATGTTGATAGATATATTAGTATATATGAAAATACAAAATCACCACCATATCGTGGACGTTTAATTAATGATTTAAAATTAAATGAATATACTAAGCTAAGACCATCGGACGCAGATGACGCAAATATTTTAATTAGGGACTTTTTAAAATCCCTTGTGAAACCTGTTAAAGCTAAAAAAGCCCCTGTTGTATTAACTGAAGATGTTAAGAAGGAAAGACAGATTAAGAATTATATTAAAAATAAAATTAAAGAAGGATTCTTTCCTACATTGGCTAATGATGAAGAAAATATTAATTATATAGTTCAAGAAGCATTGAACAAAGGTTTTAATAGATGTTCAGTAAATTTTGTAGAAAGTATGTTAAATGAAAATTAATTTTATATAATAATGTTAACTGAAATGTTTTGGTCGTTTATGATCACATCAATTATAGCCTGTATATTAGCACTGGCTCAATATATATTTAAATCAAAATGTGATAATATAGAATGTTGTTGTATTAAAATACATAGAAATGTGGAACTAGAAACAAATGATCCAATTCAACAAATAGAATTACCCCAGCCTTTACAACGGCCAATAATTGCAAACCGCGGGCCTTCTTTAGATAATATAGTAAGAAAACCATAATCTCCAAATATTTGGAGTTTTTATAAACTTTGTATTATTATTTTAATATTATATAATAAGTTATATAATATTAATTAATTTTGGAGATTTGGATATAATAATATTTATAGATATGTTATATTATTATAATAATGAATTCATTTATAGAAGACGATGAAATAGAAGGCACAGGTTTACGAGCTTTCATGTCGAGAGTAGGCGGTAAATCATTATTAAAAAAAAGAATTGTTGAAATGTTTCCCGATGATTATGAACACATGACTTATGTTGAACCATTTGTGGGCGCTGGTCATGTTTATTTTAGTAAAAATCCATCTGATAAAGAGGTGATTAATGATTTGGATAAAGATGTTATAACAATTTTTAAGGGTTTTAAAAAATTTAAAGGAGATAAAATTTCAAATGACATAGACGGAACATATAGTAAAAAAATATTTAATGAAATTGTCAATGCTAATCCAACGACAACATATAATAAATTTATACAATTATTATTAAAATATAAATTATCATTTTATGGGATGGGTAAATCTTGGGGAAATAAAAAACCATTAAATACAAAATATGGATCATTATATAATGATAGATTAAAACATACAACTATATTAAATAAAAGTTTTGAAAAAGTAGTTAAACAATACGATAGTCCAAATACATTATTTTATTTAGATCCGCCTTATGAAAAATCTGACAAATTATACGAGCATGATACATTACCAATTGAATATGTATATGAAATTTTAAAAAATATTAAAGGTTATTTTTTATTATCATATAATGATAGTAAGGAAGCTAAAGAGCTGTTTAAAAATTATAAAATTAAAAAATTAAAACAAAATATGTAGATGGAAGAGAAGGCGGGCAACACAAGGCAAAAACTGAATTAATTATAACAAATTATTAATATATATAAAGTTATATTTAGTTTATATATATAATGAAAAATATATATTTACCATTAATAATTGAATATGATATTGAAGAACAATATGATGATGAACAGACAATGATAGACTGGCGTAAAGGATGTTATTTCAACAGACGTGAAAACTATACTCCAGAATATCAAAAAATCACAATGACATTACGATGTAATACTTTCAAGCGTGTAATTCAGTTTTTATATACAATTCACTGTAAGAACTTCACAATGACTAAGATATACACCAATAAATAAGGGCGATTATCTAAATATTAAGCTTAATATATGAATTATCATCAATAATTTATATATTAAGATTAATTAAAACGTTTTAATTAATCTTAATATATAAATTATTGATGATAATTCATATATTAAGCTTAATATTTAGATAATCGCCCTTATTTATTGGTGTATATCTTAGTCATTGTGAAGTTCTTACAGTGAATTGTATATAAAAACTGAATTACACGCTTGAAAGTATTACATCGTAATGTCATTGTGATTTTTTGATATTCTGGAGTATAGTTTTCACGTCTGTTGAAATAACATCCTTTACGCCAGTCTATCATTGTCTGTTCATCATCATATTGTTCTTCAATATCATATTCAATTATTAATGGTAAATATATATTTTTCATTATATATATAAACTAAATATAACTTTATATATATTAATAATTTGTTATAATTAATTCAGTTTTTGCCTTGTGTTGCCCGCCTTCTCTTCCATCTACATATTTTGTTTTAATTTTTTAATTTTATAATTTTTAAACAGCTCTTTAGCTTCCTTACTATCATTATATGATAATAAAAAATAACCTTTAATATTTTTTAAAATTTCATATACATATTCAATTGGTAATGTATCATGCTCGTATAATTTGTCAGATTTTTCATAAGGCGGATCTAAATAAAATAATGTATTTGGACTATCGTATTGTTTAACTACTTTTTCAAAACTTTTATTTAATATAGTTGTATGTTTTAATCTATCATTATATAATGATCCATATTTTGTATTTAATGGTTTTTTATTTCCCCAAGATTTACCCATCCCATAAAATGATAATTTATATTTTAATAATAATTGTATAAATTTATTATATGTTGTCGTTGGATTAGCATTGACAATTTCATTAAATATTTTTTTACTATATGTTCCGTCTATGTCATTTGAAATTTTATCTCCTTTAAATTTTTTAAAACCCTTAAAAATTGTTATAACATCTTTATCCAAATCATTAATCACCTCTTTATCAGATGGATTTTTACTAAAATAAACATGACCAGCGCCCACAAATGGTTCAACATAAGTCATGTGTTCATAATCATCGGGAAACATTTCAACAATTCTTTTTTTTAATAATGATTTACCGCCTACTCTCGACATGAAAGCTCGTAAACCTGTGCCTTCTATTTCATCGTCTTCTATAAATGAATTCATTATTATAATAATATAACATATCTATAAATATTATTATATCCAAATCTCCAAAATTAATTAATATTATATAACTTATTATATAATATTAAAATAATAATACAAAGTTTATAAAAACTCCAAATATTTGGAGATTATGGTTTTCTTACTATATTATCTAAAGAAGGCCCGCGGTTTGCAATTATTGGCCGTTGTAAAGGCTGGGGTAATTCTATTTGTTGAATTGGATCATTTGTTTCTAGTTCCACATTTCTATGTATTTTAATACAACAACATTCTATATTATCACATTTTGATTTAAATATATATTGAGCCAGTGCTAATATACAGGCTATAATTGATGTGATCATAAACGACCAAAACATTTCAGTTAACATTATTATATAAAATTAATTTTCATTTAACATACTTTCTACAAAATTTACTGAACATCTATTAAAACCTTTGTTCAATGCTTCTTGAACTATATAATTAATATTTTCTTCATCATTAGCCAATGTAGGAAAGAATCCTTCTTTAATTTTATTTTTAATATAATTCTTAATCTGTCTTTCCTTCTTAACATCTTCAGTTAATACAACAGGGGCTTTTTTAGCTTTAACAGGTTTCACAAGGGATTTTAAAAAGTCCCTAATTAAAATATTTGCGTCATCTGCGTCCGATGGTCTTAGCTTAGTATATTCATTTAATTTTAAATCATTAATTAAACGTCCACGATATGGTGGTGATTTTGTATTTTCATATATACTAATATATCTATCAACATAATTTCTGGCAGCTGGTGAAAGGTTATCGGCTTTATGTGAATAGCCTTTAGCTAGTTGCATTACTTTTTCATCCATTTTAAGTTCATTCTTATCCTGTTCTGATGGATGATATTTAATATGTTCTTTATCAGCCTTTACCAATTTCTTTAAACCCTTTAATGGTGTTTTAAGTAGTTTATCCATTTCATTCATTGTTTCATAAACTTCAGAAAAATCAGGTTTCTTTCTTTTTTTAATTCCTTGTATTGTATCAACAATATTAATTACTGATGATAACTTTTTAGACTTTGATTTTTTAGGTGGTTTTACTGATGCTTTAACATCGTGAATAATACCTTTAATTTTACGTTTTGTGGAATCTTTTTTAATATCTTTTATAGTTCTTTTAATATTATTTTTTTTCCTTGCTTTCTCAGCTCTTATTTCACCTTCATCATTAACAATACCATATACACGACTATTACTTGATTGTGCAAGTTCATTTTCTTCTTCTTTCGTTAAAATTGGTCTTCCCATTATTATTAATTATAATAATTATATGTTTATATATTATTTATTCCATTCATAAAATAATGATTTAGGTATTCTTAATGAAGGTTTTTCCTTACCATAAACTATATCATTATGTCCACTGTTAATTTTACATGAATATAATGTATTTTTACCAACTTTAATAGGATTCATACTAATATTATTATATGATTTAAATTTTGGATTGTTAATTAATTCCATCATATCACATTTAACAATACCTTTATCAGATGTAGAAATTAAATTATATCTTTGAATATCTTTACCATCAGTAATTGATTGTTTTTTATATTTAATATCATAAGGATAATATTTTCCTTTATCTAAATAAAATAAAATATCATAAATTTTACCAAATTTTCCTTCAGTTCCTTCAAATTTTGTAGTTTGTATTGGTTCATAATCTAACCATGTTGGATCATTTTTCTTTTTAATTAATTTTATATTTAGATCCTTAATTTCATTTATATAGCCTTTATTTGTTTTACTATCATAACTAAAATTATCAATTACACAAAATAATTGTTGATTTACACCATTTACATTTGTAGGAATCACACTATTATTTCCTAAATCTCTTATTACATCAATATCATCATTATTACATATTGTTTTAACTATAGGAGACCCCACTGGACTTGCAAGAAAACTTTCTAAACCTTTACCAGCTAATTCAAAATTTAATTCTGTATCACTTTGTATTTCAGGGTGAGTTTTTGCATAATCAATTTTAAAATCTTCAATATATTTTTTTGTTATTTTAGTTGTATATTCAACATCAGATAATATTTGTTTGTGTTCTTCATATGTAATTTCTTTATTAGACATCTTTTTATATTTAGTGTCAATATCTGCTTCTTTTTCAACGATCTTTTTAATTTCTTCAGCTTTCTTTTCTTCCTTCTTTACCCATACACCGTTATACACATCTAATGCATCTTGATTATATTTTTCAGGATCAGATTTATATTGTTCTATTGTAATTGTTGGATGCGCTGTTAATAATGATTTATATAAAGCATTAATCATTGTTTTAGTTGGTTTTGTTTCACGAGATGATTCAATTAAATATTTAATTGCAATTTCTTCATTTTTTTGTTGTGCTTTTAATGCTGTTTCTTGTGCTTTTAATTCAGCTTTTTCTTCTTTAGTTAATTTTTTAACTGTCTTTTTATTTTCTTTAATAACCATAGGTTTAATTGTTTTATCAACTTTATCAATTGTTTTTTTAATAGTTTCAATAGGTTTAATTTCATCAACATCTTCAACCTCATAACCCGTTGAAGAATGTTTATAAAGATTTTGTTTACTTTCATCTTTTTTTGGATTTCGCACTAATAATTTTTCACCTCTTTCATCATCTTCAACATAAAAAAAATTATCACCCATTGGTTTATAATTACCTATAATAAATCCTTGATCATAAACTTGTAAATCATTATCATTATCATCATAATCGTATTCACCTGATGCATTTAAATGCATACCTTTACCTTTTAATTTATACCCTGGAAGGTGATAACCTAAACCACCCTTACCTAATTTTGGAAATGGATTGTGTCCATCATTATATAAATATAATAAATTTTTTAACATATTATATTTATATAGTATTTAATTATTTATATCATTTTTTAGGTTTATTAATTTTAGGCTTTTTAGGTGGTTCATTACAATTAGGGTGCATATAACAAGGGGTTTCAAATCCTGTGCCTTGCATTTGTCTATCACGTTCTTCACGGGTTAAAATACCTTTAACTCTTTTTGGCATTAATAATATATATAATATATCTTTAAATTGGAGTTAAATGACCCCTAAGATTAAAGGCATCTTTACCTTTAAAATCTTTACATTTTTTCAATTTAGTATAATCAAAAAAATATAATGGTTTTCCTGATGCATATTCACCATTAGGAATTAATTTATTATTTTCTGTATCAATAAATGGTCTATAATAATATAAACCTTCTTTCAATCTAATAATAAAAACTACTTCACGACCATCAGAAGAATCTGGTAATACATTTTGTCTATGTTGTTTTCCAGTTATAGGACTATCATAATTTAAATTTAATTTATATAAACTACCATCTTCAAAATATGTAGGGACAAAATATTTAGTGCCTGCAAATTTAGAAGGTTGCATTGGTATTGGAACATCACCATAAATAGAAATATTCAAATAATTTTTAATTTCAAAAACAAATTTATCATTATATAAATCTAATGTGCATGCTTTTCTTAATGAGTTTTCTGTTTTATCATCAAATGTTACATTTTCATCAGGAATAATTGTTTGTTTTTCAATATCATGAATTTTAGATGTATCACCTGTAAATTGTTGTAAAATTGGTTGACCTCCTTCTGTAAAAAAGGTTTCCAATTTTTTACCATATGTTCCTTTTGTTTCTAATGATGCTAATGCATTTGTAACCGGTGCTTGTGCTTGTTTTTCTGCTAATTCTGCTTTCTCTGCTTTTTTAGCTTTCTTTTGTGCTGCTTTTGATAATTGTTTATTTTCTGTTATTTTTTCTTTCTTTTTTATTTCTTTTTCTATTTCTAATTTATCTTTAGCTGCTTGTTCTGGATCAATTTCTTTTAATTCTTTTTTAATTCCTAATTTTTTTCTTTGATCTAATAATTTTTTTCTGTCTGCATATTGTTTTCTTAAATATTCAACTTGATCATAATACATATTATGTTTTTCCAGTTGATCAACTAATTTTTCATGTATTTTATGTTTGTCTGTAAATTCTTGTTTTGCTTTTAAAATATTATTAAGTATTGTATTACTTTTTTCACTATCTTTAGATATTGATAGTAAAACAATACTTGCTTTTTCTCTAGCACTATCTTTTATATCTTGATCATCAAATTTTTTTGATACTTGTATTAATGCATATGTAACACCATAAATTAAAGTTTCATAATCTGTTTTCATCATTTTTACATATTTTGATATTTCATTTTTAATTATTTCATTATTTATTTCATAATCTTTCATATCAACTAATTTTTGTGATATTTTAGACATAACATGTTCATATATATCACTTTTACTTAATTCCTCATGTGCTTCATCCATTTTATCCTTTGATTCTTTAATTTTTTTCATTCCTAATTTTACAAGATTTTTTTTAAATTCTGATACATTTTCATTTAAAATATCTAATTCTTTTACTATGAATTTGTTTTTGTCTTGTATTTTTTCAATTTTGTCTTGTAATTTTTCAATATTTTTAAATTCATCACTTAAATTTTTTTTTGCTAATATATTAATTTTTTCAATTTGATCATTTATATCCTTTAATTCTTCATCTTCTTCATTACCAAATAATTCATCATCATATAAATCTTCTTCTTCTACTGGTGTTGAATGTTTATAATAATCTGGTGCTGTAATAGTTTTTTCACGTGTAAACTCTTGAACATCACCATCATCTGTAAACATCAAAAACCTACCATCATCTAGTCGTGAGTAATTACCAGTAATAAATCCTTGATCGTATACATTTTCATCATTAGGTTCATTATCATATTCGTATTGACCATTAATAAGATGTAGGCCATCGCCTTTTAAATGTGGAAATGGATTATGTCCATCATTATATAAATATAATAGTTTTTTTAACATTATATTTATATACTTAATCCTTCTTTATATAAATTTTTTCTTGATGTCTACTAGATCCCATAGCTGCCATATCATCAGCCATATCATTATTTAATTTAATTGTATCTTGGTATTTATCACTTAAATATGAATGTCTAAGCTGGTTCACTGATGCTTTTTTACCAAATATTTTATTCAATCTTTGTGTAAGCTTTACATTAGATAATTTTTTACTATTAGAATCAAATAATAAATAATCAGTAGGATTTATTTTAATCCATTTATTTAAAATCTTCAATAATTCGGGTGGAATTGCTATTTCTTGCCGTTGATAAGTCTTCGCAGTTTTATAAGAATTAAAAACAAAATATTTTTTATCAATGTAATTATCAATATCCTTATCTATATTACGGATTTTAAAATCAACGTAATCTTTAGACCTTCTAGGAGGAATGAATATTCCACTGAGAACACACATGATGATGTAATTCTGAATGTCTTGTAGATCGGACATACTTTTAACTTTCTTTTTATATAAAATATTTACATTAGTTGACATATCATTAAATATATCATTAATTTCTGATGTATCTAACCATGAATCATTTTGTTTATCACTTTTAATTTGCTTAGATTCATCCGCTCTATACTCTTCAATATCTTTTAACATTTGATCACGGTATCTTTTATTATCAGTGATAACCACTAATGAGGCTAAAATAGTCTTGCGTTTTCTAGGCTCTAAGTCTTTTAAGTAACTAATAATGGGTGCGGTTTTTTCAAAATTTTTTAAATCTATATCTATATCTTTAAAAACATTTTTATGTAAATTTTTTAAAATACTGTTATATGTGTTTACGCTTGATACTGAAATATTAGGTTTTAATTTAATAATTTCATCCTTAATTATATTTGTCATTAATTATATATTAATATTAATCTTTAAATCTAATTATACTAAAAATTCATTATACAACATAATATATTCATAATTTAAAGTTGTTGAATGTGTTACATTATAAACAATATCAATTACTTCTTCTAATGTAAAATGAATGTCTAAATATTCATCTAAATGTCTATTAAAATAACACCCTTCACGCCAGTCAGGGCGGGTTATATGCATTGAGTATTCTTTAATAATTTTTAATACATCGTCGGGTAGTTCCATTATTTATATATATGTTCTTCTTTTCTAAATAAAAATATGAATATAAAGCACGATTATGAATATTATAATATGGTGTTCTTAATACTTGATAACATGCCCATACAATATTTTTAAATGGGTAATCAATGCCAAACGCATTGTATTTTTTACTATTATAGTAACATCCATTTCTCCAGTCTTCACGAGTTTCCATTATTATATATATATACTATACTTTTAAATATAAATAAGTATCCAAATATTTGGAGTTTTGATAAACTTAGTATATTTTTTTAATTTTTATATAGTAAGTTTCAAAAAGTAAGTTAAATTTGGAGATTTGGAGTTATTATTCAGAGTCAGAATCAGATTCAGGTTTAACTTGTTTCTTCTTACGTTGTCCTGTTGATGTCGTTCGTGGTATATCCTTGAGAAATTCATCTAAATTATAATAATCTAAAAATCCTTTTCTATATTTTTTATTTCTTTCACATTTACCACCAGTAATAATTAGTGGTCTCAGTTTTTCTTTAACCGCATCATTAAACACGGCGTTCATCTCATCTTTGTCTAAATCTGAAGCCCATTCATTAAGAATAGCTGTCTTTTCACGTTTAGACCCGCCTAGATCTAATAATACTAAATAAGTTGAATTTTTTCTAATAAATTTAGGTATATCATAATATGATTGACTTAAAAATACTACACTAGTGTTTTTCTTTCTTGCTCTCATATAATATTCTTCTACAGGTTGTAAGCACTTACTTAGGACTAAATCATCCCAACAAACTAAATGATTATATTTTTTATCCATATCATCCAATTTAGGGGTGTTATGCATACCTTCTTTTACTTGGATCTGTTCAAATTCACCGCTTAAATAATTGTATAAAGGCTCATCTTTATTTCTTGTTACTATACTTATATCGGCAAATGTTCCTTTACCTTGACTAAATACTTTAATTAAATTTAATAAGAAATTTGTCTTACCTGAACCGCTGGGTGCAACAATACACATTCTAAATGGTAAATCAAAATCATGTAAATGTTTATTAGGATTAGAAACTTCTTCTAAATATTTTTTTGGAACATGTTCATAAAAATTAATGATTTGTCCATTATCCGAAACTTTTTTCTTTGGAGGCATTATTTATATATATTAATTTAGTGTTTATATATTTTAAATATTTTATGCAATTCTTACAGCTTTAAAAAAGAAATTCGTATTTCCTGATGATGTAAGTGTGCTTTTGGTTGTTGGAACTATATTTAAATAAAGTGATACTCCTGAAGATAATACCGAAATAGTTGTGGATAAATGAACATATCCATTTTCTGCGGTTAAATAAGGGGTTACAATTCCATATTCATAATCTGTATCTGCTGGTGTAACATTTGATTTTGATTCAGTACCAAAACTAAAAATTACTCGTACACATGCAGTAGATAATCCATATTGTCTACATGCATATACATTCCATGTTCCTTGTGATAATGCTATACTTGCCAAACTTGTAACATTTCCAGAGTTTGGTATAGTATTTGTTAAATTTGCACCAGATACTATATACCCAACTTGTGTCGTTGTTGGTGCTGTAACTGTTCCTGTATGACTTGTTGAAATATATTTTCCTGATGCTAGTGATAAACCATTTGTAAATGATGCTTTTGAACCTGCACCACCAATATTAATATGATTTACATTTGCACCTGATCCTGTTCCGATGTTAATCGCTCCTGTTGTTGTTCTTACTCCTGTTCCAATATTTAGAATACCGTCTGTTTGTAAATTTCCAATTGTAAGATTGTTTAATGCTGCATCGGTTGCATTATTAATTGTATTATTAGTACAATCAATATTACCGGCATGAACTGATACACCTGATACACCAGTAGGACCTATACGAATAGTTCCTCCTGATACTTGATTTGTTCCAATATTAAAAAATGATCCACTTGATGGACTTAAATAGTTAATTGTTCCGGCTATAAAATCCGTAATTGTTGAAGATCCTTGTGCTGATGGAAATGTAACAAAAAGATTCTTCGCTGTTGCGTATGTTAACGCTGTTGTATTATTAGTGTCAAATACCATATTATCAAAAATTGGTAATGATTCTGTCGGGGGTAAATATGATGCCATTATATAATATATATAATTTTAACTTTAAATAATTATATATTATGCTATTCTGTAAACTGTTCCAATTTGATTAATAGTTAATGTACCACCTGTAATAGAAATAACATCAACATTAAAAAATGTATTTACAAATGAATCGGTTGTTAAAGTAAAACATAAACTATGAGAAGCACAAAAATCGTTATTATTTCCTCCAGTTATTAATGACCCAGTATTTGTTCGTGATACTGGTAATATATCGGTATTTGTTGTTGTATTTACTGCTCCTGCTGTTGTTGATGATGATATACCAAAATAATAATTTAAATTAAATGCTGTTGGACTTGATGTAAACCTATATATTACATTTATAGTAGCATAATAAACACCTGCCTTAAGAAAGTTTCCCGCTCCTACTACATTTGATGATGGATTATATCTATATCCTGCCGACGATGATGTAAGACCTGTATTTGTTCTTAATGCAAAATTATAAAAATATCCTAATTTTGTGTTTGTTAATGTTGGCGGAACTGCTCCACATGTAATACCTTGATTTGAACCTAATGTTAAACCTCCATTTGCTGTTAAATTTTGTGTTACTGTTAAAGCTCCTGCCATTGTAGTTGTTGAACCTGTATTTCCAAAATTTATAGTTCCTGTTGATGTATTATATAATGATACAGTAGTTCCTGCGGCTGCTGCTTCAATTGTTGGTGTAACTACTTTTATTGTTGATGTTAAATTTCCATTAACTGTAGTATTAGTATTACTACTACCTAATACAATATCACTAGATGAAACAGTAGAACCAGTACCGATATTAATACCGCTTGATCTGTTTGCACTACATGCTAAATTTAAAGGACCAGTTTCTAAATTTCCATATAAATTTACTGTTGATGAATTAAATCTAGCGTTAATAGTATCAATTGAAACAGCTGTATACGCTAAACTACCAGCAAACAACGTACCAGTAACTGTTAAATTACCACCTACCGTTACAGGATTAAAACTATTTCCTAAATTTATACCTAAAGCTGTAGTTGTAGAACCAGTACCAATATTAATAGCTCCTGTTCGTGTAGAACTTGTTCCAAAATTTATAGTGCCTGTAGTATTATTAGTGTATAAATCTACATTATCAGATATACTACTTGTTAATAAAGAATTATTATAAATATTACCTATAACTCTTAATGGTGATACAGCATTTCCTATATATACAGAACCACCTGTTGCACTAATACCTATATTAATATTTCCAGTAAATGAACTAGAACCTGCAATATTTACATCACCACTTGTTTGATTTCCTGCTAAATTAAAAACAGATGTGGCTGTAGATGTATTAATACCTGAACAAGTTACAGTTCCGGTACTTAATGCATTACTTACAAGAAGACCTAGAACAGTCATAGCATTATTAACAATAACACTATTTGTAGAACTACCAATATATACAGAACCACCTGAAGCATTAACACCCAAATTAATATTTCCAGTAAATGAACTAGAACCTCCAATATTTATATCACCACTTGTTTGGTTTCCTGCTAAATTAAAAATGGCTGTTGCTGTAGCTGTATTAATTTCTGTACAAGTTATTGTACCTGTACTTAATGCATTACTTATAAGAAGACCTAGAACACTCATAGTATTATTAATAATAACACTATTAGTAGCACTACCAATATACACACTAGCACCACCAGATCCTGTACCAATATTAATAAAAGATGTTAATGCATTACCTGCACCTAATGAAATAACACCTGATGTTATATCATCACCAATAGTTATACTATTGGTTGGTGTGACTGCTGTTATTGTAGGAACTTTAATTATTGATGATGTAATGGTTCCTGATGTTGTTAAATCACCTAATCCAGTTATTATACCAGTATTTTGAAAATTTAAATTTCCTACCAATTGTGTATATGTACCAATTTTACCAATTGTTACATTTCCATTTGTTGATCCTATTCTAACTGTCCCAGATGCGTTAGTTTGATCTAAATTTAAATTATATGTTCCTTTAATAGTATAATTATTTAAAGTTTGAGTTACACCACCATAAGTTCCTGTTATAGATCCACTAGCTCCTGATAAGGCGATTGTTGAACCTGTTACTGTTCCCGATGCTGTAATACTCCCTGAAGATGCATTAATATTACCACTAGTTAAACCTATTGATGTTGTAAATGTTGGGGCGTTTATTGGTGCATATGTTGAAGCAGCTGTAGCAGTTGTTAAATATGAACTTAATGAAGCTATTGTAGCATAAGTTGAGGCAGCTGTTGCAGATGTTAAATATGAACTTAATGAGGCTATTGTTGCATATGTTGAAGCTGCGTTAGTTATTGTTAAATATGTTGTTGCTGCTGTAGCCGTTGTTAAATATGAACTTAATGAAGCTATCGTTGCGTATGTTGATGCAGCCGCTGCAGTTGTTAAATATGAACTTAATGAAGCTATTGTTGCGTATGTTGCTGATGCTGAAATTAATGTTAAATATGTCGCCGCTGCTGTAGCAGTTGTTAAATATGAACTTAATGAAGCTATAGTAGCGTAAGTTGTTGAAGCTGATATTTGTGTTAAATATGTTGCTGATGCTGATGCTATTGTTAAATATGAACTTAATGAAGCTATTGTAGCGTACGTTGTTGCCGCTAATGCGGATGTTAAATATCCGATAATAGAACCGCTTACCATTGTTAAATTTCCATTTATTTCTGTAGCATTTGCAAGATAAATTACTCCACCATATAAATTAGTTTGTGTATTACTTGATGAACCTAATGATAACTGCCCACTTGTTGCAAATGTTCCAATATTAATATTTCCTGATCGTGCTATACTTGTACATAAATTTAATACACCACTTGTTTGTGTTGTAGCTATATTTAAAACATTTATTGGATTTGATGTTTGAATAGATGATGTTATAGGATTCCCTATTAATGATGTTCCTGTAATAGTACCTGAAGCACTAATATTACCAGAAGCATTTAAAAAAGTTGTAGATATACCACCATTAAATGTTTCTAATGCTGTGCATATATCAGGGTAGTTTTTTCTTAAATATAATAAATTAGCTTGTGCTAAAGTTAAACCTCCACCTGTTGTTGATGTAGGGTTTGTATCTGTAAATACCGTATTATCAAAAATCGGTAAAAACTCACTTGGTGGTTGATATGATGCCATTATTATTTAATAATGGTATCATATTTTTATATATAATTTTACATATCTAAATCACTAATTTCTGTATAATCTTTTAATTTAAGACCTTTATAGACCCATTTATTTTTAAATTCTTTAGTAGTGCATTTGAATGATTTATTATATACTTCATCAAATTTAGTATATAATACACTAACCTTTAATGGTTTTAAACTATTTTCTTTACACCATGCTTCATATAATGATTTAATTTCTGATTTTAAAAATAAACCATCATCACAAATA